GACTTGTTAATGTACTTGGCATCAACTGTAGTTTGTGTACCATTAACTGTCATGCCTGATTTTAGCAATAGCATGTTGGAATCTTTCATTTCCTTAATCAATTCCAACTTATCTTTAGCAAGTTTAACCATGGCATCTTCATCATTAGGATCAACGGTATTCATAATATCCGATCCTTCGAACAGCGTATCAATATCGCCTTGGATAATCAGCATGGCTTCGTTTAAATCAGTCATGTAATTAGCCGTATCTGATTGTGCCGCATCGTAAAGGTCAATCAATGGCAAAACGTTCTCGAAGTCGCCTAAACGGAAGTTACTGTTATCAAATTCAACAACCGGGAACGTTGTAATTGTCTTTGCTGTATCGACTGTCATCTTACCCATGATTGGTGTCGGCTTGTAAAGTGTATACGTATCAGACGTCCACGTTTCAGGGACGTAATTAATCGTTGAAACTTGGTTATCATCTACCAATTCGATTTGGTGATAACGAACGGCCATAATCGGTTTAGGATCAACGTCAGTCGAATAAATGACGAACGTGTCCAGTGGATCCAGCTTAGCCAAATGTTCTTCGTTATCTTCGCCACGATAGACATATTCATATGCTCGGCCGTAACGTGTCATATCTAGGAATAGATCATAGTTCTCTGCGTCAACATCATTGGCTTTATTAAACGTGTAGAATCCATCGTTATTGCCATCGTCAGGTAATTTTACGTTGATTGGATTACCAACCGAATACGACGTTTGGAAGTCTGCAATATATTTTGCAAACGAGTGGGTAGCTCGGTGATCCGCCTTGCCATCTTCATGCCGTCTTGATTGCTTATCAAGAATCTTTCGGTTGTACCCCTGATAATAGTCATCTAACGTTTCTAATCGTGGCCGTTGATAATTAAAATGATGCGTAATAAATTTCATAACTTTATCAGGTGTTAAACTTTCTAACGATTCCTGATAAATCAAATTTGCTTGCTTGTGTTTGGTTAAATCATAATCCATGTCAAGCCTCCTATAATCCTAAGTTCTTTAGTGTTGACACGCGTTCCTGATAATTCATATATTTCCCAGCACGTACGAACATATACTTCTCAAGCGCATAACGTAAAGCATCGATTGCATGGTTGTTCGCGTCTTTCGGTTTGTTCAGCCAGTTGCCCTCTTTATCCTTATCATAAACGTACGTGTTAAATTCTTCCATCAATCCTTTAACACGCGGATGCACAACGAATTTATAAGATTGCATGTATTGGATTCCTTGAATAACACTGTCCTTGCCTTTACCTGATGGTTTGATATTAGGAACACGGTGCTGTTGTGACAACTCAACGATCATACGTTGTTCAGCACTATCGGCTGTAATCGGTAAACCGAATGCTTTGTGGTTAGCTAACTCTTGTGCAATCTGGTTTGTAAGTAAGTGCTGTTTATAAAACTCATCGTAAATGTAAACGATTCTGTTATCTTGATCAACCGCAATAAATTCACCGGCAGTCGGGTCATGTTTGAAACCAAAATCAAGTCCAACTGATTTTGGAAGTTTAGCAATCTCATCATATGAGAAATCTCGCTGCTCAAACATCCCATCGAATACCAGTCCTTCGGCAATTCCCCATTCACCTAGCACAGCTACACGAGCGCGGTTTGGATTACGAATAAGCATTTCTTTCAGTGAATCCACATAATCAGCATTTAAATGGTCGTTGTCTTTATAAGTGGTCGTGATAGCTCGTGAGTGGTTCCGTTTCGTTTTATCATCGAAAAACTCATGTTTCAGCCAATGACGATCAGACCAGGGGTTAAATGTAATCACCGTTTGGTAGAACCCACCATCGGGCAACTCACCACGCATAGATTCTTCGACTGTATCGAACGCGTCTAACGACTTTAATTCATATGCTTCCTCACACCATCTACGGCAGATAAAACCGGTAACCGGTTGGATAGACGTAATTTTCAGTGGATCATCCATACCACGAAAGAATACCTTTTGCCCTGTCTGCTTATATGTTATTTCAAGCGGTGACTTGGTAAACTTGAACAAATCGATAACGCCAAGCGTATGCGCAACTTTACGGATAGTTGCGAACGTACTATCTTTTTGAGTAGTTGCATATTGACGAGTTACTAGCCAATTAACATAAGGGTGAATCATCATATCAATAATGACTTTGGCAGCTGTCGCATATGACTTGCCAGAGCCACGAGAACCCTTGTAAACAAGATACCTATCTCGACTATTGAACATCGGATAATACGCCTTAGAAACGATGTCAGGAACGTTTAAATCGATTGTACTAGCCATTCACATCACCATCTTCTGGAAGATGCACGTTCACGACTACTTGGCTATCTGCTGAACCGTCGGCCTGTTTGACACGTAATTCAGCAAGTTCTGCATCGGCCTTAATTTTACGAGCGCGTTGCTTCTCAATTTCCTTACTCTCGTTTTTAAGCTGACCGCCTAACTTAAACCAAAGTTCGGCCGCGTTGACTTGTTCTTTTGTCGGAGCCGGTGAAGTCATAGTTTCATCGGTAACAATTTCATCTTTGATATTGTCCCTTTTTGTAAAACTATGAGTAATCGGTTTGCCTGACGCAATTCGGTAAATATTCATCAACACTTCGTCTGCATCGTCAGATTCTTTTTGTTCAACTTTTTTAGTTTTACTTGAAATATATTTACTAATTCCAATATTCCCCAATAGGAATTTACCAGCATTCTTTGCATACGTTTTTGTATACCCAGCATATATTGCTGACTGATAAGCATTGTGCGTTATAATCCACTCATTGGCGAATTTGCGTTGTTGAGCGCTTATTGACTTAGCCATACATAATCACCCATTTCTACCACCTGCCACTTTCTTAATTAACTCCGGCCTGAATCCGCACCATGAACGATCGGGAGTTTCAACAACCGGATATGATTGAAAGCCCTGTTCACGGAAGCGTTGTATATCACTATTATGCGGCTTAATCACTTCAAAATCAACATTTGCCACGTTAAATAGTCTTTCGGTCAACCGACATTTTGCACAATTTTCTGTATCATAAATTTTAATCATATAAAATACCTCCGAATTAAAATTATATCATGAATTGATTTTGTAATAAAAAAACGCATGTTATAGTTTTTTCTAACAATCTCTAACATTTTTCTAACACATCACTTTCCTGCTTTGTATATTGGAAGAATCCCTATACTATAAGGAATATAACAAATATATTTTATATATTATACTATGTTGTAAGATTTGTAATAAAAAAAGACACCAAGAAAATTATTTTTTTCTTGGAATCTTCTAAAATTTTCTTACTTTCTTACAACCCTTGTCGCTGTAAGTCTGTAGCTGTTATAAAATTTTTTAACTTTCTAACTTTTCTAACATTAATTGAGTTAAATTCGGTTTTTCTCTGCTATTAATATACCATTTCTAGCAGTTTTTTACAATAGTTTATTCAGCTATCACTTGGATAACAAAATCAGCACTATCTTCATCTGCTGCTGTTAATCTTGTTTTATCAATATAGTGTAGTTTGCGTTTAGTTATATCCACGGCTTTGTCATCATCTTCCATAAACCAATAACCATGCGTTTGTTTTAATCTTCCACTAATAGCATCATTAACGTTTGACACTGAAAATCCAAGAATCCGGCTAGCTTCAATTTGTGATGGATACCGAGATACTTCAAGCGTGGCTAAATTTATTGCGAATACTGGGTGTCCTTGTGCTTCCCCAAATTTCTCTCGATATTGGATATTGTACGAAGCGGTACACCATTCCAGGTTGCTAACACGATTATCACGTCTATCGCAATTTTTATGGTTAACCTGCGGTAAATTGTCTGGGTTCGGAATAAATGTTTGAGCTACAAGGCGATTGACTCTTTTCATAGTCCATTTTCCATCAACTTTGATGCTTACTTGCAGATAAACATATGCAGTGTCGTATTGTTTTAAAATATGTCTATCCGTGAAATATGCTCCGCTTTCGCTTGACGCCAATCTATCTAGCGTTCTAACTCTACCTAGTGAACTAACTTCGATTTTTTCAATATCCGGATGTGCTTTCCAAATTTCTGTTTGGCCTTTCATAACTATCCCCCTTAATGCTTTTAAAACGTTACAAGCGACTTTCGTAAAATTCATCAACAATTTTCATAACCAATTCTTTTGAATGCCCGGATTTAATCATTCTATCAATGTAAACAGCAAACAACATACTTGTTTCCCGTTCATCAGATAATGTGTTTAAATCATCGCTCCAAATATCAATATTAACAATATATTTATCTTTTCCGACATTAATATCCACTTGTTTCATAGTCTAATTTCCTTTCAATGTGTATTCTGCAAGCAGACCGTTTTCATCATATTCAAGAACCTTTAAAACGTGCTGGTTCATCGTATATCCGTTTTTGATTTCATAACCATCAGCAGGCTTCGGTGTTCCAAATTGGCGCTGAATTGTCCCACCATCATCTTTGACCGTCTCGGTATGGAAGTGCCCCCAATGCACTTCCCTCCAAACACTGCTTGCCCACTCGGTTGGATATTCGTTGGCAAACAATTGTGATAGTTTAGCTTTAGCCGTGTCCCCATGCGCCATCATGATCGATACACGTCCATAACTGAACGCTTGACGGTACGATCCTGGATTAAATACAGCTAATTGTGGGTAACGCGCTTTAATCATTTCAATAAAGCTCCATTGCATGTCAAAATCGTGATTTCCACCAATGGCGCGTAATTCGGTAACGTTCGAATTTTCAATAGCTGATTCGATGATGTTTTGGATAAATCTTGCAGCGTCTTGCCAAGCGTTAATCATGTCAACATGATCCAACTGGGTGTTTTTCACAGTCTGTGTCTTTTTCAAGAAATCACTGTGCAGTAGATCACCGCCAGCCTCGATAACTATCTTTTCAAACGGATGCGTTTGAATGATTGTTAGAAGTTCATCTAAATACGGCTTCATATTATCATAACTATTGATTCCAAAGTGCAAGTCAAACAGTGGGATCACCAGCATGTGTTTTAACGTACCTGACGTTCGTTCTAAGCGCTTTTGTTTTACCTCGTGATTAATTATACCAGTTAGTTCAGAAACGCTTATATCGCTCTTAGGTTTAACTTTAACCGTGATGCTATATTGAGGTACCACACCGTCTTCGGTTGAATGTTGCTCGTACACTTTGTATTGCGAACTAATCAAGTCGAATTTGTCAGGATCATAACCGGTTAATTCCATCATGGTTCGTGGTGATTTATCTGGTTCGTGCTTTAAACGCATGAGGACTGTTGCCGTTTGCGTGCCATCGGCTTCGGTTGTGACCTCTTTAGAATCCTCAGCTTTTGCATTAGCAAGGTGACGTTGTCTATAATGCTTCACCGATGCATGTGTCTTGCCCATACGTTCAGCAATATTTGAATCTGATAGACCGCTGGCAACTAGTCTTGCAATTTGATGTTTTTCACTTTCGGTCCATTTCATTTTTTAAATTTCCTCACTAGATACACGATCAGTGCAATAATTCCTACTGTGCCCACAACTGGCTTGATTAACGGTTTAAGCAGCCATGCGATAATCCGCAGGAAGATTAACGCCATGATGATAAATGATAGAAATGTTGCCATGTTAATCGACCTCCTCGATTTTGTATTTTTTCATATTATTTTCGTCACCAAGATTATAATAATTGGCCTTGATGTGCAGCAATTCATTCAGGTCGTGTGTTTTTAATTCTTTAAGCGAGACCCAAACCAATTTGCCTTTTTTCTTCTCACACAGTAACTTCTTATTATAAATTTCTCCGCGTTTGGCTTTGCCTTCGACTAAACCGCAACAATTCAATTGTGTTTCACGATCATTAGGTAATTGACAAGAATTTTTAATGTTTTCCAGAGTTGCTTCACCGAAAAAATCATAATCTCCGCCGCCAACAGTGTCCAGCAAGCAACAATAATATTTCCCTTTATACATGTAAGTTAAATAATCAGATACGCCACTTCTAACGATACTGCCTAATTCATACATGTTAATCGACCTCCTTTAAGTCGCTATTCTTAACAAACACGCCATCGATCATTTTGCCATTGCGATCCTTGATCGTGTTGTACGCTTCTTTGATACAATCATCAATCCTAAGATCATTCTGCAATGCGTAGATGGTCAATACTACAAAAATGTCGCCTAAACTGTCGATCTGCTTATCACGCCAATTCTTGTTGTGTGCTTCAGATAATTCGCCAACTTCTTCAACCAATTTGATTAATTGCTTATCGCTATTAGTTTTGTCTAATCCTAGGTTCTTCGCCCAAATTTCAACTGCCTTGATGTAATTCATAATTATTCCTCCAATTATTTTAC